CTCCCGTTAAGGAATGTTCTTTGGTTAACACCGCTGGTTGCCCCCCAGTGTTCTCCTAATTGGCTTTAGGAAAACAATGGAAACCGCGGGTCGACAGATTGATTTCGATGGAGTGGACATGTCACGTGGTGCCGACCACGCCGTTCCCTAGTTGACGCTAGCATGTCTCCTACAGCCCTCCACCTACGCCTCTCTGAAGGCAGATCTCTTAAACGCCCGAGATGGACGAGTCCTGCAGGCCGATGAGCTTCACTTCAGCCGTAACGTTGACTACGCCACAGTTAGTCTCGACTGGCGCACCCTCTACAAACCAGAACCATGACCCCTGGACGGAGCGGTCTATGTCTGCCACACCCAGCGACAGAGAGTAATCCTTGCCGGCATCATATGGGTATGGGGGTGTCTTGTCAATCTGAAACTGCCTGCGGCGCCGGTTGCTAGGGGACACCATGGTCTTTTCTGCCCATACTGGCCAGCAATGGACAGTGCTGGCTCGCTTGATGAGCACATACGGATCTGTGGTGAGATTGTTCAACATGCGGTATATGACCTCGGGGTTATCAAAATACGCCGCCCAGATCTTACCTGACGTAGTTGTTCCAACATTAGGAACATAATGAAAGGAAGAGGACTGGACAATGTACTCCTGATAATTGGCTGCGACCACTGTGATATTCCCGCCAAAGGAGGCAGGATCTACAGCTGAATCATAGAGGGTTTGTGGCCCAGAGGTTGCCGACACTATGTCAAACAATGGAATACTGCCCTTCAACAGGACAGCATCCCCAAGCATACGCATCTTCATTTTTGGCTTTGTGGGCCCAGTGCTATTGGTAAGACCAAGTGGTCTACGCGTGTTCCTTTGCGGCATAATGGGATATGAACTCACTGGTGATGTCGTCAAACATCAGAGGGGTGGGCTCCGCCCATTCCAGATGTGTGGGAGTTTGCTCATAGGCGATTTGGTGGTCAGGCTCAATCCCAAATGCAAGCCAGAATGAATGTCTAGCCTCATCAGTGATCTGAGATCCCACCACCCCAGCCGCCATGTAACCCAACCCTGAATCTGTAATGCGCTCACTCACCCCTTCTGCTGCGACAACACCACCAGCCAACAGGTCCGAGTAGAATTTCTCCCACATCGGAACCCCACGAGTCAACTCAAGCCCGCATGAACCAATGGCGTGTCTCCACATCGCGAACTCCTTGGCGTCTGAGACTGACAAGAGTGACACTAGGTCCTTGCTGGGTGCAGTGTGTATGTCACGTACCATGCGCCACCCACTGCCTGTTAGGACTGGCTGGGCCTGGCAAAACTTGATACGTTCAAACACCTCAGTGGTGCCCTCAACAGTGAGCCTAAACCCAAAGTCGAGGAACCACTGTTCTAACCCACGCAGCTTCCCTGCATCCCTCTTTTCGATCATCAGCGTGCAGTCGTCCCCGTTGTTAGCAAGCCTGGATTTTAACCCGACATGCTCACAATACGCAAGCACCAACGTCGACATAAGCAAGCAATTGCCCATGCCGGTGTTGATGTCTCCTGACATGCGACATCCTTTGATTTCATACTTGACCCTGTGACCACATGAGGTATACCCGTAACCACGGTTAGTGAGTTGCATGCGCAAGAGCTTGGCCAGCTCGGCACTTCTAAACACCGCATTGTAGATGGAATGCTCAAACTCCAGGGCCTCCACACTGACGTGTTGGTCGAACCTAGAAGCATCAAGCATCACCGCCAACGGCTGTTTGAAAGTGCACCAGTTAGCCCTCAAGCACTCTGCCACCCCCGTGGCGTTCAACCCCTTGAGGATGACACGGTACCCACACAGCTTCTTAAACCCTTCACACAACCTGCCCTCAAACTGCTTAAGGTAGCGACCCACAGCAAGATTAAAGACAGGCCGGCGTGGCTGTATCACACGTGGCGCTGGATCAGGCTTGGATGAGAAGTTAATCTTCTCAGCCTTGACAAACACGCTCACAAAAGAATCACACAATTGAACGCCCCTCTGCAGAAAGGCTTGTGCTGCGTCCTCGTAGATGGCTCGCTTGCGCCCGGAGTACAGCCCAGGGTAGTCCTGGGGTGCAACCACGGGGGTCGGAGACAAGCATCTAAGGAGGTTGGCCTTGAAACCACGCAATCTGTCTGTGAACACGCCGCCAATAGGCCTGACTGTGGGTAAGAGAACCCCACCTGAGCTGGTGTACAACACCCTCTCAGCCAGCCCACGACACAAATTGACTAAACTAGCATTGTGAACCCCGTATCTGACCCCAGCTCCCAGGCCATTAACGAACCTCACAACCCGCTGCTTATAGCTACCCGACCCACACTTAGTGATGGTTAACCCTGGGCACTCAGTTCTGTTGATCTGTGTGTCCACACCACCAAGTGTAGCTGGGCAGCCTCAGAAACCTACACCCCTAGGGATCCCTGCCCTCCGCCGCTGGGCTAGGTCTGGGTCAGCCCAGAGCTCAGCCACCCGTAGGTCCATGCGTGTGGGTTGGAAATAATAAAACTCAATGAGGGGACCCCACTGTGCTTTATCAAAATCGCGCATGTCCTTGTATTCCTCTGAGGCAAACAAGCTCATGATTCGAGTCTGTATGACTTTCCGATTAGCCGTGGTGGCCTCTCGGATCATGGTTTGGCTACGCAAAGTGTGCACAGCCCGCTTGACCACCTTGGGCACACGTGCCTCGGCGTCCTCATACTCATCTGGGTCGGCCTCTATTTCAGCAATCCCGGTCATGGCCTCAGCGAAGGCCCACGACGTACTTCTCCTGAACCGCAGTAGTCCAGCCGTGATCAACACGACTAAGCCCGCCAATAATGCAACAGAAAGCATCTTGCCGGCACCGGGTGCGTCAACACCAAGGATGTCGCC